CAACCGCGATTTTTCCGCCCCCCTACACCGGGCCGAAAATTTCCAGCGATTTTTCCGGCGAGGTATTTTATGCGCGCGGTCTAAGTCCTGATTCCTGGTATATTAACACCCCCCTATAGTCCCCCCCCACGGCTGGTAAAAATTTACTGGAAATTCCGGCAGCGTCCCCGGCGCAGATGTTCCCGCTTTTGCCATTTTCGCCAAAAACAGCCCGGAAAATTTGTGCAAAAATAGTTCCCCACGCCCCCCTTTAGGGGGGCTGGGGGAAAGGTTTTCGAGGTCTTGACGGCGGCGCGGCCATCGGCTAACATCCGGGACAAGCCCAGGCCACACGGCCCCGGCCCAGCGAACCGCCCCAGGCGTGATAGTTCAGGCGTAACGCATTCAACCGTGCAATCTGCACAACGCAAGACGCATTCAACCGTGCAAATTGCACAAACCGAAAAAAGTTTGCGAAATTCGCTTGACAGCCGCATTCAACCGTGCTATGATGCAACCATCCCGAGTGGCACGGTTGAATGCAAGCCGCCGGGGATTGAACCTTGAAAACCTACACGGCCACCGCCCCGGCAAGAACACGGGCGGCGTCAGTTGAACGCACAACAGCGACCGCAAGCGGCTAAAGACTTGCGGACCTCCCACCCCTGCAAGGCCCTGGGGGACGTGCCTAAAACGTCCCACCCCAGCCCGCAAGGGCAAATACACCTGGTAGGAGGTAGAAAGGGCATGGAACACAGCATGACAGCAGTAGAAGCCGCGCGGCTGATTGACTGGCTGAAAGCCAACGGCCACAGCGCGGAAGAAGCCACGGAATGCATCAAGTACATCGCTACTGGCATCCAGCAGCCCCAGCAGAACCAGTAAAAGCGCAAAAAGATAGCCGCCCACCCCGTCAAGAGTAGCGGCTATCTAAGCACGAAACACGGGGCGGCATGGCCTACCACGTGCCGCCCTCATGATACCACACCATGCCCGACAAATCAACCTCGACAGGCCAGCAGGCCGGAAAGGAAACTGAACATGAAAAAAACAATGCTGACTTACAGAACGCTTGACCGCTTTGAGACACTGGTTGACATTAGCACACTGACCGCCGAGCAAATCAAAAAAATTGAGTTTGACGCCTACTGTGCCAATATGGGCCGCACGGGCGAAACCGTCGAGGAATCCGAGGAATCCGCCTGGGCCTGGTTTGTTCACCTGGTAAATGACGTTGACCATATGGGCCTCAACCTTTTCGCCACCCCCTAACAGCCCGCAAGGCCGACGGCATCCCGCCGCCGCTGGTGCAAGCCCAGCCGCCGGACAACCCCGGCGGGCGCTCATGGGCCGAAAGACCCGGAACACATCAACCCAACCCCAAAATTTACAGGAGGTTTTACCATGACAAACACCGAAATTATCTACAATGCCGCTATTGCCCACGGCATCCCCCAGGAACAGCTTGACGCCTGCCTCCAGCGCGGCGACCTGCCTTTCCACACCGCCGCCGATTGGTCTAAGCGCGGCTACCAGGTCCAGAAGGACGCCGCCCCGCTCTTTGACTGCTACCTCTGGAAGCACACCAATAAGCCCAGCGCCGCGACCATCAAAGCCGCCGAGGACGCAGGCAAGGAGGCCCCGGAGCAGTCCCCGCACTTTTACCAGAAACTTTCTTACATCTACGGCCCCGCCCAGGTGGAGCGGACCCCCGCCGCGCCGGACCTCGCAACCCTGAAAGCCCGCCTTGACGCGCTCCCCGGTCTGACCTACAAAGTCAAGGGCGAAAAAACCAGCTCCCCTAACGTCTGGTTGTCCGGCGACGTGGAAGCCCACGCCGAAACCATCAAGGCATTGGGCGGCATCTGGAGCAAGAAAAAATCCGCCTATTGGATTAAGCCCAGCACAGCCACGGCGGGGGACAAGCCCGCCGCGCCGGTCCCCTCCATCATGGAGGACGCCCCCGCCGCCCCGGCTCCGATGCAGGCCCGGCCCGCGTTCACTCTTCCGCCCGTCCGGCTGGCGCTCCCCGCCCCGGCGCGGCTCCTGGCGCTTCCCGCCCCCAAGGCTGACCCGGAACCGGCCCCCGCGCCGGTTCCGGGTCCCTGGAAGAAATGCAGCTTCTACACCATCCGCCGCGACAAAGAGGACGACAAACAGAAGCCGCACAAGGTAGACGGCTACACCGACGGCATTTATAACTACTACGCCATCGGCACAAGGTCCAAAACCTGGTACGTTATCCACCCGGTCTATGGCCTGTCCATCGTCTGGATGGAGACACGGCAAGCCGCCCAGGCCCGCGCCCTGGAGCTGTCCGACAAAATCCGCGACATGGCATCCAAGCCGGACGCCCGCCTGCAAGCCTACGCCGACATGATGAAAGCGGCCCAGGACGGCGGCAACCTGTCCCTGTTCTAAGCAAGCCCGCAAGGCCGACGGCATCCGCCGCCGCTGGTGCAAGCCCAGCCGCCCGGCATCCGGGCGGGCGCTCATGGGCCACAAAACCCAAAACCGCAAAACGGAGGTACGCAAAATGCAGCTTTATATCAACGACGCCCCCATGGGCGAGTGCAAGAGCTACGAGCAAGTCAGGGAGGCCCGCCGCCCCGGCTGGCTGTTCCGCATGGAAACCGGCTTGAATCTCTTTATCCGTTTCGATGAAATCTACAGCTTCACTTCCTGCGGTGAATTACGAATCATCGAGAAAAACGCATGACCCGCAAGGCCGACGGCATCCGCCGCCGCTGGTGCAAGCCCAGCCGCCCGGCATCCGGGCGGGCGCTCATGGGCCACAAAACCCAAAACCACAAAACGGAGGTACACAGAATGGCAGCAGTTGAAAGAATCGTCCCCGGCACTTTCTCCAAGGTCCCCGGCGGATATGAGCAGAAGGTTGACGAGCGCACAAAAATTTTTGTCCCGGATATGTGCGCGGCCAGCTTCATCCCCGAAACCGGCGAGCTTCACGGCCACGCCCCCGACTATGACGCGCTGGAAACGGCCAAGGCTCCCGCCGTCCAGGCGGACAAGCCCGGCGAGTATGCCTATTACTACGAGACACAGCACGCGCCCACCGGCTGCGACTTCTCCGCCGACCTGGCCTATTATGGCAAGCATTATTTTCTGCGCCCACTCCGCGACGGCCTGCCCCGGCTCCATGGGCGCGGCATCACCTACGACGAGGAACGCGGCACCTACACGGTCACGCTCCGCGCCTATGACAAAATCAAGGAACAATACCGCATCAAGAAAGAAATGTGCTTCGACTGACCCGCAAGGCCGACGGCATCCCGCCGCCGCTGGTGCAAGTCCAGCCGCCCGGCATCCGGGCGGGCGCTCATGGGCCGCAAGACCCAAAACCAAAACACGGGAGGAAATGCTATGTACTATCCGATAAACGAAAACACGGCCCGTCTTTCCCATCAGATGATGTCCATGTCGGACTACAAAGAGGGCAGCGCGACGGCGGGATACCGCGCCGCCGTGGACGAGGCCGCCGCCCTGGTGGAGCGCCAGAAACAGAAAGTCAGCCCCTTCTATCACGAAAAGCTGGACGCCCTTCTGGACCGCTACGCCCGCCGCCTTGCCCAGTGGACCAACGACCACAACCGCAACGGCGCAAGCTGTCCCTCTGTCCTGGTCTGCGGTGCGGCCAACTTCCCCGTCCGCAAGAAGCAAAAACAGAACGCCCGCGAGGACAGTTTGTGGAGGGAGTACGACGAAATCAAAGGCATCCTGTCCAAAATCAAAAGCATCGGCACCGGCCCCATCGACCCCGCCGACCCCCACGCCCGCGAAATGCTGGAGGACCGCTTGCAGTCCCTCCAAAACAAACTGGAGCTTGGCAAGGCCATGAACGCCCACTACCGCAAACACAAAACCATGAAGGGATTCCGGGACTTCTCCGACAAAACCGCCGCCGAAATGGACGAGGCAATCAAGAGCGCCCCGGCCTTTGCACAAACCCCCTTCCCCGACTTCGAGCTTGCCAGCCTGCGCGGCAAAATCAAGCGGACACAGGAGAACCTTGCCAAGCTGGACGGCATAGAGCAGCACAAGGACGACGCCGCAAACACCCTTGAATTTGACGGCGGCAAAATCTTTCTGAACATGGAAGCAAACCGCCTGCAAATCCTCTTCGACGAAATCCCCGACGAGGAAACCCGCGCCGCCCTGAAATCCCACGGCTTCAAGTGGTCCCGCAAAAACGAGGCATGGCAGCGCCAGCTTACCCGCAACGCCATCTATGACGCCAAGCGCATTTTAGGCATCACCGACACAAAACGGGCCACCGCTGCCGACGAGGGCGACGCCGCCCAGGACGCCGCGCCCCCGGCAACCCCGGAAGAGGCCCCGCCGCCGGAGCTTCCCACCGCCGCCGACGGTCAAGCCCTCTTCCCCCTGGCATAATAAGACCCGCAAGGCCGACGGCATCCCGCCGCCGCTGGTGCAAGTCCAGCCGCCCGGCATCCGGGCGGGCGCTCATGGGTAAACCCCAGGACCCAAAACCAAAAGGGAGGACCACAACATGGAGTATCACGGCTTCCGCTCCATCAAGGAGTATGAAAACGAGTGCGCCCGCGTTGGCTTCACCACCCGGCGCGTACCCTTCCACAAGGACGGCGAACCGTATTTTGCCCTTATCACCACGCCGCCCGGCCACCCCACCGGCACCAGCATTGAATCCTGGACCCTCTTCACCGCCGACGAGACGGCCCAAGTGCTGGACGGCGTTATCAACGGCCACGACGCGAACTATTTAGGCAAGCTGTCCGCCCACGGCTACCGCCCGGACAACCCCCAGGAGGCCCCCGCCCCTTCCGCCGCGCCGGAGTATCCCACCGCCGCCGACGGCCAAATTTGTTTCCTGTTCTGACAACAAAACACGGTTGAATACCGCATTAAACCGTGCTATAATGCACACACAAAACAAAAGGAGGTTTTGGAATGCCAATCAGTGAGAACAAGAAAGCATCCAACGCCCGCTACACGGAAAAGTGCGACTATATCAACGTCCGCCCCCTAAAAGCGCAGGGGCAGAAAATCCGCGCCGCCGCCGCTGCCGCCGGTCAAAGCCTGCAAGGCTACATCCTCCAGGCCGTGGAAGAGCGCATGGAGCGGGAGGCGCAGAAGGGAGGAACCGCCGATGAATGACGCCAAGGTATACGCGCCCTTCCGCTGTGTTGCCGCCTTTGCCGACGGCTCCCGGCTCCTGTTCGACGGCCTGACCCGCGAACAAGCCCGCTCGACCATGGACGCCGCAATGGAGCAGCACGGCGACATAGGCTGGTGGAACTGGGTAACGGATGAAAACTACCGCAACGGGGAGTATTACAAGCTGATACCGCCTCCGCCGCATTTCCCGTTCCCCATTCTGGACCTGTCCGACTGCCAGACCGAGGAAGAGCGCCAAAAGGCCCTACAGGACCCGTTTGAACCCGATGGAGCGCCAATAGGGGAGTAACCCCACCCACCAGCATAAAAGCCCGCCAAGGCCGTCTCTGCGGCTCCTGGCGGGCTTCTTTTTGCCTATTCGCAAATTGTTTTTCCAACGGCTTTTCCTGTGCGTGGAAATGGCCGCGTTTTCGCGTGGAAAATTTTTTCAAACCTCTTTCCTTTAAGGCCCAGGACCGGCCCGGACGCCCCGCGCCCGGACGGCCCAAAATCGGACCAGCGGACCGGCGGCGGACCATTTTCCCGGCGTCAGGAAAACGGTCATTTTGACCCGGTTATACTTCTATACGCGCGCGCGTGAGGCGCGGCCTAAAATCTCGTCCGGCATGGACACTTCCTCCAAGGCTTCCCCCAGCCGGTCCAGCGCTCTTTCTCCCCAGCGCTTCGCCGTCCTCTCCGTGATACCCATTTTGACGGCGATTTTGACCCAACTGTACTTATCCCGGTAACGGTAGAGAATCAGCCGTGTGTACTCGCCGTTTATGGCGTTCATGCAGTCCTGAATTTTCTCCCGGTCCGTCTCCAGAACATGGACCCGGACTGCGACCGCTTCCAGCTTCCCCCACACGTTCCGGGCGTCCGCCTGCAAGGCCAGCGCTTCGGTAGGCTTCCCCGGCGTGGAGCTATGCGGCATCCCGTCATAGGATGTACCGCACAGGCCGTTATACTCGGCTTCCAGTTCGGCCCGCTCCTGGTCCAGCAAGCACCGTTGTGCCGGAATCCCGAAAAAGTATGCGATTATCGTTTTTACGTCCTTGCGCCGCATAGCTCCCGCCTCCTGGTCAATTTGTTCTTTTGGTTTCTCTCCACGGCCCACGCCATTCCCGCTTGCGCTGTCCGGTCCTCTTCTGCACGGCCCATGTACTTTCCCGGGCTTTTCTCTGCCGGAACCGGGAGACGTTTTCCCGCTCGACGGCCCGCAGTTTCCCCCGTGCCTCTTTCCGGTCCCAGGCGGTTTTGAAGTCAGCAAAAGTGCGTCTAACCTTCTTCGGGTTTGCTCCCACGGCGACCGCGTTCATAATCGCGCCTATGATTTCTTCCAGCGTATATCCCTTCCACAGCGCCATTTCACGGGCGGCTTTCAAAATCTCCCGCGCTTCCGTCTCCCCGTATCCCGCTATGGCCTCCAATTCAAGCTCCATTTCCCACTCCCGCAAGAGGCCGTCTATTTCGTCCGCGATGATAATTTCAATCGCTTTCCCCGCCGCCGCCGCCTTTTCAGCCACCGTAGGCGGGTGCGGGAAGGTAGGCACGCCGCAGTCTCTACCTTCCACGTTGGCAAAGTAGCCGTACCCATCCGGCAGCGGCACATATCCGCCGCCCAGCACCTTCTGAATCCCGGACACGTCCATAGCCAGCCCGCCGCAGTATGGGCAGGTGATTGTGAACGGCGACGGCTTATGGTTCGCTCCAAACTCTTCAATGCCCTTTTCCAGATACATAGGCCAGCTATTTCCGCATTGTTCACAGTTATAAATCATTCTTCCGTGAATCAGTGGCGGGCGCTTGCGCTGTTCCGTTCTTTCGTTCACCGCCGCACCCTCACTTCCGCAGGGCGGCGATTGCTATACCCACCGCCTCGGCATACTCCGCCCATGGCACCGTCTGGCCTCCCTTGACAGCCGCCATAGTCTCACAATAATTCCGCAGGGT